CGGCCGGCTACCTGCAGGTGGTTGAGCAGGTGCGAGGCCTGCCGGAGAACCCGGCCATCATCGTGGTCGACACCCTGCACCGATTCCTGGCCGGCGATGAGAACAGTGCCCAGGACGCCAAGACCATGCTGGACGCCTGCAACAGCCTGATGAACGAGTTCAACTGCAGCGTGATCTTGGTCCACCACACCGGTGTGGCCGAAGAGGCCCAGCACCGGGCACGCGGCTCCAGCGCCTGGCGAGGCGCTCTGGACATCGAGATCAGCATCGTTCCAGGCAAGGACGACCAGCCAATGCAGATCGTGCAGCGCAAGTCCAAGGATGCCGAGATGGCCCAGACAGTATTCGTTGAGCTGCAGCAGGTGACCATACCAGGATGGTATGACGAGGACAACCAGCCTGTGACCTCGGCAATCATCGTCCAGTCGCAAGCCCCAACATCATCAAAGAAGGACGGCAAGATCGACAGCCATCGCAAGACATTTGAGAACGCCTGGTGGGCATCTGGTGCCGAGGAGCGCAACGGCCAGCCATACCTCAGCAGGTCGGCCATGCTGGACTACCTGATCCAGAAAATGGATGTCAGCGAGACCTCAGCCAAGCAGTACCTCAAGCCAAGCGTGCCAGGAAAACCAATCTCAGACCTGTTGACAGCCGAGATCATCGAGGCCTTTGAGCATGGCTGGCTGGTGGTCAATGAGACTCATGCAAGTTCCATGCTCATTCGCAAGTCGGAGAGATGATTATGGTTATCCACAGACTTATCCACAATCATGGAAAGGTAACAGGTAACTGTGACGTAAAAAAACGTAATGAGTTACCTGGGCAAAGGCTGCGTTTAGGGTAACGTAACGTAATCCCCCCCTTTAGGGGGGGTTACCAGTTACCCAACGCTGCGGCCAATTCCATAACCAAGGCCATATAAAAAGTGGTGAAAAGTTATCCACAGGAAAGTAAGCAAGCACTAACATGACACAACCAATCGACCAACCAAACTTTGCAACCTGGGAGCGCGACAACCTGGTGCGCTTTTGCCAGGACTGTTACGCTGCACTGCTGGCCGAGCAGGAGGCCAACGAGCAGCTCAGGATTGACCTCAAGGATGCAATGAAGATGGCGCGGCAGCAAATTCTGAAGGACAATGCAGCATGACCACGAAAACACACAAAGCAAAGACTGGCGCAAAGAAGCCAGTCAGAAGGCACGAGAACAAGGCCGAGTTGATCGGCTTGGTGCTTTCCGGAATGCGTAACGGTCTGAGCGCCTTCAAGGCCTGCGAAGCCGCTGGTTTGTCGCAAAGCACTTTCAACCTGTGGGTCAATGAGGACGCAGAACTGGCCGCAGAATACGCGCGCGCGAGGGAAGACCTGATCGAGCGCATTGCCAACGAGGTGATCGAGCTGAGCGATGCCGATGTCGGAATGCAGCCAGACGGCAAGAAAGACTGGGCAGCGGTGCAGAAGCACAAGCTGCAGGTCGATACCCGAAAGTGGCTGCTGTCCAAGCTGGCCCCGAAGAAGTATGGCGAGAAGATAGAAGTTTCTGGCGATCCTGCCAATCCGCTGGTTCAACGCATTGAGCGCGTGATCGTCAAGACATGACCGTCCTGCAGCTTGCAACCCCCGAATGGGCGCTTCCCCTGCTGGAGCCAAGCCGCTACAAAGGCGCATGGGGTGGCCGAGGCTCGGGCAAGTCCCACATGTTTGCCGAGCTGATGATTGAGGCCCACATCATGGATCAGAAGCGGCGCAGCGTCTGTGTGCGTGAAATCCAGAAGTCGCTCAACCAGTCCGTCAAGCGCCTGCTGGAAACCAAGATTCAGGACATGAACGCTGGCGCTTACTTCGAGGTGCAGGATGTCGTCATCAAGTCCAAGAAGGCCGATGGCGCGATCATCTTCCAGGGTATGCAGAACCACACCGCAGACTCGATCAAGTCGCTGGAGGGCTATGATTGCGCCTGGGTGGAGGAGGCCCAGAGCCTGAGCCAGACCAGCCTTGACCTGCTACGGCCCACGATCCGCAAGCCAGGCTCCGAGCTGTGGTTTACCTGGAACCCACGCGATCAGTCCGATCCGGTGGACTTCCTGCTTCGAGGCCCGACACCGCCCAAAGATGCCACTGTCCTGAAGGTCAACTTCACCGATAACCCGTGGTTCCCAGAAGTCCTGCGCGACGAGATGGAATACGACAAGCGGCGCGATCCCGACAAGTACAGCCATGTCTGGATGGGCCAGTACCTGACCAACAGCAGCAGCCGAGTGTTCAAGAACTGGCGCGTCGAGGACTTCGAGGCACCGCCAGACGCCATCCATCGCCTCGGCGCAGACTGGGGCTTTGCCGTCGATCCGACCACGCTGGTGCGCTGCCACATCATTGGCCGCACCCTATACATCGACTACGAGGCCTACATGATTGGCTGCGAGATCGTGAATACCCCCGAGCTATTCATGACCGTTCCCGAGGCCGAGAAGTGGCCCATCGTGGCCGACTCGGCCAGGCCAGAGACCATCAGCCACATGAAAAAGAACGGGTTTCCCAAGATCATGACGGCGATCAAAGGCCCGAAGTCAGTCGAGGAAGGCATCGAGTTTCTCAAGAACTACGACATCGTGGTGCACCCGCGCTGCATCCACACAATTGACGAGCTGACCCTTTACAGTTATAAGCAAGACCCATTGACCGGCAGAATATTGCCCGTGCTGGAGGACAAGAAGAACCACGTCATTGACGCCTTGCGGTATGCCTGCGAGGCCGTGCGGCGATCCAGCGCAGCCAGGCCTGTTGCTTTTACCCCCATCGCCAATATGAAAAAGTGGTGAGACAATTGCACAAATTGAGGAATTAATCTATGGCCAGAATCTCAAACGACCAACGGCTTTCGAATCTGCACAGCGAAGCCCTGCGCCAGTTCAATGACATCCAGACTGCGCTGAGGGATGAGCGCCTGCAGTGCTTGCAAGACAGGCGCTTCTACTCCCTGTGCGGCAGCCAGTGGGAAGGCCCACTGTGGGATCAGTATGAGAACAAGCCCAAGTTTGAGGTCAACAAGATCATGCTGGCGGTCATTCGCATCGTCAACGAATACCGCAACAACCGCATCACTGTGGACTATGTGTCCAAAGATGGCACAGATAACGAAAAGCTGGCCGAGGTCTGCGATGGTCTATACCGTGCCGACGAGCAGGCATCCGTTGCCGACGAGGCCTACGACAACGCCTTCGAGGAGGCAGTCGGCGGCGGCATTGGTGCATGGCGGCTGCGCACCGTCTACGAGGACGAGGAGAACGGCGAAGATGACCGGCAGCGCATCCGCATGGAGCCGATCTTCGATGCCGACAGTTCGGTGTTCTTTGACCTGAACGCCAAGCGCCAGGACAAGTCGGACGCAAAGTATGCCTTTGTGGTCTCCAGCATGACCCGTGAGAGCTACAAAGAAATCTACAACGACGATCCCACGGACTGGCCCAAGATCATCCACCAGTATGAGTTTGATTGGGCAACGCCTGATGTCGTTTTTGTGGCTGAGTACTTCAAGGTCGAGGAAAAGATCGAGACCATCCGAATCTTCCAGGCCATCGACGGCACCGAGGAGCGTTACAGCTCTGCCGATTTCGCAGCCGACGAGACCCTAGAGGAAACGCTGGCAGCAGTCGGAACCATCGAGGTGCGGCAGAAAAAGGTCAAGCGCAAGCGCGTGCGCAAGTACATCATGTCCGGTGGCAAAGTGCTTGAGGATGCTGGCTACATTGCAGGCAACTGCATCCCGATTGTGGTGGTCTACGGCAAACGCTGGTTCGTGGACAACATCGAACGCTGCATGGGTGCGGTGCGCCTGGCCAAAGATGCCCAGCGCCTGAAGAACATGCAGCTCTCCAAGCTGGGCGAGATCAGCGCACTGTCCAGCGTCGAGAAGCCAATCTTGGTTCCAGAGCAGGTCGCAGGCCACCAGGTCATGTGGGCCGAGGACAACCTCAAGGACTACCCGTACCTGCTGGTCAATCCGATCACAGGGCCAAACGGCGAGCAGCAAATCAGCGGCCCCATCGCCTACACGAAAAGCCCACAGATACCTCCAGCAATGGCCGCGCTCTTGCAGATCACAGAGACCGACATGCAGGAAATTTTGGGCAACCCACAAGGGGCTGACAAGATGGTGTCTGGCATGTCTGGCAAAGCCGTGGAAATGATCCAGACTCGTGTGGACATGCAGTCTTTCATTTACATGAGCAATTTTGCCAAGGGCATGAAACGCTCCGGAGAAATCTGGCTGAGCATGGCAAGAGACATCTACGTTGAAGAAAAACGCAAGATGAAGGCCATTGCACCAACTGGTGAGTCAAGCGTGGTCGAACTCATGAAGCCTGCGATTGACACAGAAACAGGCGCGATGGTCATGGAGAACGATCTCAGCTCTGCCACATTTGATGTGATTGCCGAGGTTGGCCCGTCCAGCAGCAGCAAAAAGCAGGCAACCGTCCGTGCCCTGACCGGAATGCTTGCCATGACGCAAGACCCAGAGACTGCGCAAGTCTTGACCGCAATGGCTATGATGAACATGGAGGGCGAAGGCCTCAGCGATACAAACGCCTACTTCCGCAAGAAACTCCTGCGCATGGGAGTGGTCCAGCCCACCGAGGAAGAGGCCCAGGAACTCATGGCCGAGATGCAGGGCAAGCCCCAAGACCCGAATGCCATGTACTTACAGGCAGCGGCAGAGGAGGCCACCGCCAAGGCCGCCCAGGCCCGTGCCAACACCGTCAAGACCGTGGCCGATGCGGAACTCAGCCGAGCCAAGACGCTGGAGACGCTCGGCAAGGTTGACGAGACCGCCCAGAATATGGCGCTCACAAATGCAGAGGCCGTGCAGCAGATATTGCGCGGCCAGATTGTGCAGCCCGTTGTCAGATGACAGAAAAAGGGCGAGAATGTAATTAACGGTATCCACCCAGCCGTTTTTAATGGGTGAGTTTGATGGGGTTGAAGATGAATGAAAAGGCAGAAATTGATGACAGCGAAGTCGAGGTAGAAGAAGAGGAAATCGTAGTCAGCGAACCCGTTGACGAGGTAGAAACTGAAGATACCGAGGAAGTTGTTGTCAGCATTGGTGAGGAAGCGCCACCTCCCGAAGAACAGACTCATGCGCCTGAATGGGTACGCGAGCTGCGCAAGACGAACCGAGAATTGCAACGTCAGAACCGCGAGCTGCAGAATAAGCTGCAAACAACCGCACAGACTGAGACCAAGCCGGTCGTGCTGGGAGTAAAGCCGAAGCTGGAAGATCACGATTACGATGCTGATAAATTCGAGGCAGCATTGGCCGACTGGTTTGAGCGTAAGCGTCAAGCCGACGAGGCCAGCGCCAGGCAAGAAGCTGAAGTTATGAATCAGCAGAAGGCCTGGAAAGCCAAACTGGATGGCTACGGCAAGGCGAAAGCCGAGCTGCGAGTCAAGGATTTTGAGGATGCCGAGGCCGTGGCCCTGGAACTCTTCAACATCACCCAGCAAGGTGTCATGCTGCAAGGTGCAGATAATCCTGCTCTTGTCGTCTACGCACTTGGAAAGAACCCAAAGAAGGCCAAGGAGTTGTCCGACATCAAAGACCCCGTAAAGTTTGCCTTTGCGGTAGCGAAACTGGAGAAAGAATTGAAAGTTACCAATCGCAGAGCAGCACCCTCACCAGAGCGTATCGTCTCGGGAACTGGACGATCTTCAGGTGCGGTGGACTCAACCCTCGAACGGCTGAGAGAAGAAGCAGCCCGTACTGGCAACATGACGAAAGTCATTCAGTATCGGGCGCAGAAACGATCAGCACCCAAGTAATTTTTTTAGGAGTCAATCATGGCTAATAGTTTTTCAAAAGAAGAGCGCGTTGCGTTCGAGGACATCCTCGAAGGCTTTAACGATGCTCTGGTGTTGTCCCGCAATGTGTCCATCTACAACACTGATGGCTCGATGATGGAGCGCACCAACAACGTGATCTATCGTCCCCAGCCCTACATCGCACAGTCGTACGATGGCATGGATCAGACCGGCAACTTCACTGCCTACACCCAGCTTACCGTCCCTGCAACGCTCGGCTTCCAGAAGTCCGTGCCGTTCATCCTGGACGCACTGGAGCTGCGTGATGCCCTGCAAGAAGGTCGTCTGGGCGATGCTGCAAAGCAGAAGCTGGCCTCCGACATCAACATCGCCATCATGAACGTGGCCGCAGCCCAAGGCTCGCTGGTCGTGACCGTGAACACCGCTGCTGGTGACTACGACGATGTGGCCCTGTGCGACAGCATCATGAACGAGCAGGGCGTCCAATCCTTTGATCGTTACATGGCCCTGTCCTCACGCGACTACAACGGCATCGCTGGCAACATTGCTGGTGGCGCTGGCGGTGCATCTGTGTCCCGCAGCTTTGCTGGCAACAAGTCGAACAACGCCTTCGAGCGTTCTTATGTCGGCATGGTTGCAGGCTTTGACACCTACAAGCTGGACTACGCAAACCGCATCGCAGCTCGCACTGGTTCAGACCCGACGATGAGCACCTTGGCTGCTGCCGGTAACTACTACGTTCCGCAAGCAACCCAGACCGCTGCTACCGGCGAGACCCAGAACGTGGACAACCGCTTCCAGACCATCACGGTCTCCAGCACCACTGACCTGCCTGCCGGTACGCCGATCCAGATTCAAGGCGTTGAGGCTGTGCATCACATCACCAAACAGGGGACTGGCTTTGCCAAGACCTTCCGTGTGGTGCAAGTGGTTAACGCCACGACCTGCGTCATCACCCCCCCGATCATCTCGGCCCAGGGCGGTACTGACGCTGAGTTGCAGTATCAAAACGTCATCGTGACCCCAGCTTCTGGCCGCACCATCACGCGCCTGAACGTGGCTGCAGCACCCATCAACTGCTTCTGGCAGAAAGATGCGCTGGAGATTCTGCCTGGCCGTTACGCTGTCCCGTCTGATGCTGGTGTCGCAGTGATGCGTGCAAGCACCGACCAAGGCATCGAGCTGGTCATGCAGAAGCAATACGATGTCAACACCATGAAAACCAAGTATCGTCTCGATACCTTGTTCGGTGTGGTCAATAAGCAGCCAGAAATGTCTGGCATCTTGCTGTTCGGTCAAGCATAAGGAGTCATCATGAGCTATCAAGTAATTTTCACTCAGGGCACTGCTGTTGTTACCGTGCCTGCTGGCGAGAAAATCGCTGTTCAGGCCTTCTCACCAGCAAATGTGTTTCAGGAAGTTGGTTTCCCCAATTTCCCTGATTCGCAGGATTTGCTGCAAGTGGTCGAGAACACCACCTATGTGTCAGGCGCATTCACCAATGCCACTATCGTGACCATCCAGGCCGGTGCATCGGGCGCTTACTACTCGGTGGGCGTTGCACCTGACATCAGCAACAACGGCAACTGGCAGCCCCAGGGCGCGCCAGCCAACATTGCTGATGGCGGCTCGATGGCGGCAACTGCTGCCAACGTGCTGACTGGCATCATCACTGCAACGCCTACGGCAAGCCGTGACATCCAGTTGCCAACAGGTACAAACCTTGATCTGGCAACTGAGTGGGCAATTGGTGATTCGTTCGACTTCAGCGTCATCACTTTGGCTGCATTTGCTTTGACTCTCACGGTCAATACTGATGTAACCATCGTTGGTTCTGCCGCAACTGCTGCTACGGCTGGTGCATCTGCACGTTTCCGTTGCCGCAAGACTGCGGCTAACACCTTCGTCGTCTACCGCATCGGCGGCTAAACCAAGACAGGCCAGCAGAGATGTTGGCCTGTTTTTTTAACTGGAGAACGAAATGCCAATGACCAAAGGTTACTCTCAGAAATCCATCGGCAAGAACATTGCGATGGAAATGAAATCGGGCAAGCCACAAAAGCAAGCTGTTGCAATGGCACTCAGCACGGCAGCCAAGGCAGCAAAAGCCGCAGGCAAGCCAAGCAAAGCGCCGATGAAGAAAATGAAATGATTAAGTCAGCCGCAATCGTCAAGACCAAAACTCTCGCCCCGTGGCGAGAGTTGCGGCTGCAAAAGCGCAAAGCCAAAAAGATTGCGATGCTTGAGCGCAAAGCGATCAAGCAGTATTACCCATCCCGCATTGATGCCCCAATCATTGAGGTGCAAGCTGCACCGCAGGACGATGCGCCCCCAACCCGCACTGAGCTGGAGGCCAAGGCCACAGAACTTGGAATCAGGTTTGATGGTCGCACAAAGGACAAAAAGCTGGGACAATTGATCCAAGACAGACTGTCTACAGGAGAATGACATGGGATGGACCAAGCGCCAATTTATTGAGCAGGCTTTCGATGAGATTGGCCTGGCCTCCTATGCCTTCGACCTTGGCCCAGAGCAAATGCAGTCTGCTCTGCGCAGGCTGGACACCATGCTGGCCGCCTGGAATGCCTTGGGCATTCGTCTGTCATACCCGCTGCCATCCAGCCCCCAGGACAGTGATCTGGACGAGCAGACCAACGTGCCCGACAGCTCCAACGAGGCCATCTACACCAACCTGGCCATCAAGTTGGCCCCGAGCTACGGCAAGCAAGTGATGCCTGACACCAAGGCCACGGCCAAGGAGTCGTACAACACGCTCCTGTCCCGTGCTGCCATGCCAATGGAGCAGCAACTGCCCAGCACCATGCCAGCAGGCGCAGGCAACAAGCCCTGGCGCGTCTACGACAATCCATTCATTCGTCCACCAGCCGATCCCGTCCTGGCCGGTCAAGACGGCCCAATCGAATACTACTGAGGAACAGCAGTCATGCCCACGATCAATCAACTATCGCCCATTTCTCAAGTATCCGGTGGCGATCAGCTCCCGATCTATGTGCCCAACAATGGTGACGCACGCAGGGTCTCGGTCACGCAGCTTCTGCAATATTTCCAGCAGACGTTTGCATCTCCGACCTTGGCGACGAACCTATACGTTCCAGGCACAGGCTTTAACATCACTGTGCCAACACCCGTCAGCAATGACCAGTGGATGCTCCTGCAGCCTGCTGGCACACTGGCCACTGGCACGATCACCCTGCCATTGAACACTGGCGTGCCTGATGGCACCACGGTGCTGATTACGACCACGCAAGAGATCACCTCGCTGACCATTGCGCTCAATGGTGCGACTGCTATTTTTGGTGGCGTGACTTCGCTGGCCGCTGGCACCGCAACAGCAATCAGGTTCTATCAGGCAACGAATTCCTGGTATCAGATTAACGCTGAGACGGTTTATGCCGCTGGTGTGCAAACTTGGCTGGCAAACCCCACCAGCGCCAATCTGCGTGCGGCAATGACCGATGAGACCGGCACAGGCGTGCTGGTTTTCAACAACACCCCGACTTTAATCACACCAATCCTTGGCACGCCAACATCAGGTACTCTGACCAATTGCACTGGTTTACCGATTGGAACTGGCATATCTGGTTTAGCTTCAAACGTGGCCGCTTTCTTGGCAACCCCAAGCAGCGCCAATCTTGCCGCTGCGTTGACCGATGAAACTGGCACAGGCGCAAATGTATTTGCAAACACACCAACGCTGGTGACCCCAATTCTCGGGACTCCAACGTCTGGGGCATTGACAAACTGTACTGGGTTGCCGCTAACCACAGGCGTGACTGGCGCTCTGCCAGTTGCCAATGGCGGTACAGGGGCATCTGCAACAGTTCAGGCATTGAGTGGCCCAGGTGCGGTAAATATCACAAGTCTTGTCACTGCTTTTACTTCAACTGCAACTGGCAATGCGTTGACTCTTGCTGATGGCGCACAGGGGCAACTGAAAACAATTATTTATGTCGCAGAAGCGGCTGGTGGCGATACTGGTGTTTTGACTCCAGCCAATCTTGGAAGTGCTACCACGATCACCTTCAATGCCGTTGGAGATTCAGTAACTCTCCAGTTTGCTGGCACTGACTGGTGGGTTGTTGGGTTCCGTGGTGCGGTGGTTGCGTGATGGCCACCAAGCCCAAGTCATCTGTCAATAAGGCGGCTGTTTATACCAAGCCGACTATGCGCAAGAACCTGTTCGAGAAGATCAAAGGGCAGGCTGTGCAGGGCACTGAAGCTGGGCAGTGGTCAGCTCGCAAGGCGCAGTTGCTGGCCAAGCAGTACAAGGCCAAAGGTGGAGGTTATAAGTCATGAAGGCCACGCAGAAATCGCTCAAGGACTGGAGCGCACAGAACTGGCGCACCAAGTCTGGCAAGCCGTCCAGCGAGACGGGAGAGCGCTATCTGCCTGAGAAGGCCATCAAGGCTTTGACCCCGGCTGAGTACGCTGCAACAACCCGCGCCAAGCGCGAGGCCACATCCAAGGGAAAACAGTTTGCAAAGCAGCCCAAGAAGGTGGCCGCAAAAGTGGCGAGGTACAGATGAAAACACCGGCATGGCAGCGCAAAGAAGGGCAGAACCCAAAGGGCGGCTTGAACGCTGCTGGTCGCGCCAGCTTGAAAGCTGCAGGCCAGAACATCAAGCCACCTGTTAAGTCGGGCGACAACCCAAGGCGAGCCAGCTTCCTGGCTCGAATGGGAAACATGCCTGGCCCAGAGATGAAAAACGGCGAGCCGACCAGGCTGCTGCTCAGTCTGAAGGCTTGGGGCGCAAGCTCCAAGGAGGACGCACGCTCCAAGGCCAAGGCAATCTCAGCACGCAACAAAGCCAAAAAGTGATGCCATGCAAGTTCCAATCCTAAGCGGCATCTACACTGACAGCACACCAGAGCTGCGCACCGCCTACCCTGTGAACATGGTGCCAGTGCCAAAGGCATCAGGCATCAGCAATGGATTCCTGCGGCCTGGCGATGGCATTGTGGCCAACGGCACAGGCCCAGGCGTTGACCGTGGCGGCATCAACTGGAACGGCGTCTGCTATCGAGTCATGGGCACCAAGCTGGTCTCCGTGGCCAGCAATGGCACTGTGACCGTGCTGGGCGATGTTGGTGGGCCTACCACCGAGCTGGTGACGATGGACTACAGCTTTGATGTGCTGGCCATTGCATCCGGTGGAAGGTTGTATTACTGGATTCCAGTCAATACTCCTGGAACCATAGGCTGGAACCCAACGGCTCCAATCTTGCGGCAAGTCACTGATCCAGACCTTGGCGTAGTGCTGGACTTCTGCTGGGTTGACGGCTACTTCATGACTACTGATGGTGCCAATTTGGTCGTCACCGAGTTGTCAGACCCGACCCAGGTCAACCCCCTGAAATACGGCAGCTCAGAAGTTGACCCTGATCCTGTTGTAGCACTCATCAAGCTGCGCAACGAGGTCTATGCCATCAACAGGAACACGATGGAGGTCTTCGACAACGTGGGCGGCGAGTTGTTTCCATTCGCACGCATTGACGGCGCACAAGTTCAAAAGGGCGCTCTTGGCACGCACGCCTGCTGCATCTACTTGGAACGCATTGCCTTCTTGGGCGGTGGCCGCAATGAATCCCCAGGCATCTACCTTGGCGCAGCGGCCACCACCCAGAAAATCAGCACGCAGGAAATCGACAATCTGCTCCTTCAGTACACCGAGGCGCAACTGGTCAAGGTTCAACTGGAAGCACGCAACGACAAGAATCACCAGCACCTCTACGTCCACCTGCCAGACCGCACGGTGGTCTACGATGCCTCAGCATCTGAGGCTTTGGAGCAGCCTGTCTGGTTCACTCTTACCACCACCGTGGCTGGTTTCAACCAGTATCGCGCGCGCAACATGGTCTGGATATACGACAAGTGGCTGGTCGGCGATCCGCAGTCCAGCTCCATCGGCTACCTTGTGCAAGACATTGGCCACCACTGGGGCCAACAGGTGCGCTGGGAGTTTGGCACGGTCATCGTCTACAACGAAGGCAATGGCGCAATCTTCAATGAGTTGGAGTTGGTCGCACTGACCGGCAGCGTGGCGCTGGGCAAGAACCCGCAGATCAGCACCAGCTATAGCGTGAACGGCCTGTCCTGGAGTCAAGACCGCAGCATTGCTGTTGGCACGATTGGCAGCACAGCCAAGCGCCTGGCTTGGTTCCAGCAGGGGCACATGCGCAACTGGCGCATCCAGCGTTTCCGTGGCGACAGCGATGCCCATGTGTCGTTTGCACGCCTTGAGGCACAGATCGAGGCGCTGGCATACTGATGGCAACCGCACCACAATCCCGCAAGTTGAACCTGACCCGCGATCAGCTCGCGGAGTTCTTGACCGACCAGCAGCAGATCAGGCAGTTTGAGCTGCTGTTTTCTGCCGTCGATCAGCTCCAGGTTATTGTCGGGACTGACTTTGAGTACCAGGCAGACACGGCGGCGGCCACAGCCAACGAGGCGCTGGCGCAGATCAGTGCATTGGCACAAGAAACCTCTGTCAGCATTGCGTCAGCCGAGAACAAAGCCAATCAAGCATTGGCGCTGCTAAATAAATTGACCGCAGCCGTTGAGGGTTTGCAAATGACCCCACCGCCAAGGGAGTTTAAGCGCAGCCGCTACGGATCGTTCTACGACACCACCACTCAGACAGCCACCACAATCAACACAGCCAAGGCGATCACGTTCAACAACACCGACCTGAGCAATGGTGTTTATCTTGGTTCTCCCACCTCGCGCATCGTTGTGGACAGCGAGGGAATCTACAACTTTGATACATCGTTTCAACTGGACAAAACCACAGGTGGCACTGCTGAGTTCTATTTTTGGTTCCGGCTCAACGGCGTGGATGTGACAAACAGCGCAAGCCAGATCAGAATTCAAGGCAACAACTCTGAAATTTTCTCGTCGTTAAATTACTTTTTTAACCTCAAGGCCAACGATTATGTCGAGCTGATGTTCTCGGTCACCGACCTCAGCGTCGAGGTTACCGCCTTTCCTGCGGCTGCACCGCACCCAGGTATTCCGTCCATAATTCTCACAGTCAACAACAACATCGGAGGTGTCCAATGACCGTCATCATCAAAGTGCTGATTCCTGCCAAGCAGGCCGAGAATAGCCAGACCACTCAGTACACTGCCACCAACTGCAAGGCCATCATCGACAAGTTCACTGCCACCAACACGAGCGCAGCAAATGTGACCATCAGCGTCAACCTGGTGACCAGTGGCGGCAGTGCAGGCACGAACAACTTGATCGTGGACACCCGCAGCATCGTACCGGATGAGACCTACACTTTCCCAGAACTGGTTGGCCAGGCATTGGAGCCGAGTGGCTTCATCTCCACCATCGCCAGCGCAGCCACATCGTTGACAATCCGCGCATCTGGCCGAGAAATCACTTAAAGGAGAACAGCATGGACAAATTCATGATGATGCCCAAGGGCTTTATGGGCCTGCCGATGGATGAGGAATTCATCACCACGGCAGAAAACAAGAAGAACTATGTCATTGCGGTGCAGGATTGGAACTACGGCCCAGAGATGCCAACCAATGAGCCAGGCGCAAACAAGGAGTTTTACGCAGGGCTGGCCGAGGCTATGCAGTGCAGCGAAAAGGACGCACGGCGCAAACATTGCTCAAACTGTGGTTACTACGACAACAGTTTCATGGCCCAAGTCAAGATCGAGCGCATCCCGATGGCAGCCTACGACAAGGGCGCAGGCTTTCGTGGCCACTGTGAAAAGCTGAACTTCATCTGCAACGACATGCGCGTCTGCCAGGCT